CTTTGAGTGACTCATCAATGAGCCATTGTTGCTTCTTGGATAACATTGATAGTCAACTCCTTGTAGTGATTTTACTTTGTAGGTGGTGGGGTCTTTTCAGTTGGCTTTGGAGGTTGTGCAACTTCTTTACCTTGAGGCGGCTGTAAAGGATTAGCTTTGAAAGGATTGGCACCTGCTTCAGCAGACATTTTCTCTTCAGCTTCTTTCTCAATTTGTTTAACCTCTTCAGCTTCTACGTAGCGAACCATTGGGAACATTGTACGGAGAGTCTTGTATGAGAATAAACCTTCTGGAGCTTTAGAAACCATTTCAGCAATCTCAACTAAGTTTGTAGGAATGTTTCGTGTGAATACGAAAGTGACAAAGTCGTCTGTTTTATCGAGGGAAACTTTATCGAGGAAGTTGAAGATAATTTCATATCGTTTACGGAGGGACTTTTCAAACTTTCTTTCTTTGGCAGATGTCTTGTCTTCCAAGTCTTTGATCTTCATCCGAATAGCTACACCAGATAAGTTAGTAGCAAATTGCTCATCATGTAGGTTTGGAACTTGAGCGAACTTGTGAATATCTTGAGTTAGTCTATTTTTGATATTCTCTAGATGTCTGTCATTAGTATTCTTCTGAAGGAATTCAGCTTTGCCGTCACCATCAATAAGCATAACTCGATTGGCTTTCATTCGAGCGATATCTTCAGAGTCAGTTCCTGTCATATTAGTAAGAACCATATAGCTATCTGCCCAGTATTCAACATCGTTGATTGTATCCGATATGGCAACATTGTAAGAGTCAATTAAAGGGATTACTTTCTCGAAGGAAGAGGCTCTGTCTTCATTGTTTAAATACTCAATAACTGGAAGATACCCAACTCCGTGAGCTTCATCTACTCCGGGTCCGATATCTGCCTCACTAGCTCCATTAAGAGTAAATGAAAACTTAGTAGCAGTTACTTCATCGTAAAGAGTAACACTGAAATGTTTTATCTTTGTAGCTTCATCTACACGCTCACTCCAGACAACAGCCGCAATAGGTTTTTCATCTATCTCCATAGAGTGGAAGACAATACAATTGAGGGGACTTAATGGGATAAATCGTGGGAGGGGTTTTCCTTGTACTTTCTCTCTCCAGTGGAACTCATAAGCATGTCCATACAAGTTAGACAGTCTATCAAGCTCAGAGTTAACGTCATCGACATCATTAAAGTAGTGAATACGTTTGAGGTCTTTCTCTCTGTCCTTGTTGTCAAATAAGACCTGTATAGGTTCGCCTGTAAAGTAAGAAGTAGCCGTGTTTACAATTACTTCTGCAAAGGGATGTCCGATACGGTTATTTGGCTTTGTGTCATCATCAAAGACTCTTGTGTTTATCTTTGTAATATTACGGTGGTACTTCTCTAGAGTTTTATACTCTTCTTGGCGAGGAGCATGTGAGACAATTTGAGATACGACTTCTCTCAAGCTTTTCTTATCTGCTAAGTAATACTTTCGAGGGGATGTAAACACTACAGGGGCGTAATAATTGTAACGGTAATCTTGTAAGTCGATAGCCAAGTTGATTTCTCCTTTCTTCTAATTTTATATACCAAACCCTAATGCGCCTTTCTCCATAGTATTCATACGGTTAGAAGGCATTTCTGGTTCAATGGCATAACGTAAAGCATCTATAAGATGATTGTATGAGTCAATCGGCTTATTAAGATACTCATTAGTTTTCTTATCTTTTTGATACTCATAGTTTTCTAGTTCTTCTATCATGTTTACACATCGAGGGTGAACGATAAGCTTGTACCCTTGGAGGAAGTTCAACCCCCAAAGCACACTATCATTTCCCTTCCGTGCAGGTTTAATCTTTCTAACTCCGTATCGTTTGAGTTCTTCAATACTTTTAGGCTCAGAACTATCTGCAATGATTTCCTGCTTGACATACCCACGGAGCTGTAACTCTTCGAATATCTCAACGTTTGTCATAGCTTTCCGATACATCTCATCAAAGATATAGATTGTTTTAGTTGCTCTATCTACGAAGGTACAAACCAAAGTAGACGGGTCAGCGGAGAATCCAAAGTCCATTCCAAAACGTGAGACGAATCCTTTCTTCATGAGATCAAAATGGTTGAACTCTTGAGTTTCCCAATTATTAAAGACTAGCTTACCGAGTGATGCAAATACTCCGAGGGCATAAATCTTATAGTAGGTAGGATTTGAGCGCATCATATCTTCAAGGGAGTTTATAAAGGAGCTAGTAAGGAATTTATTGTCCTTATAAGTAGTGTGAATAATAGTAGTATCAACAAGCTCGGGGTTACCTTCAAAGAAACGCTTGTATATCCAGTTGGTTTTGGATACTGGATTAAACATCATTACTATCTGATTATTTGGTTTACGAGAACGTAACCGAAGATTCAACTGAGAGAAGTCATCGAGAGTTAACTCGGTAGCTTCTTCTATCATGATGTCATCAATACCTGAAATAGATTTAATCTTTTCAGAATCATCCATTGCTTTGAAAATAAATTGTGATCCATTTGGGAGTGTAATTGTGAAGTTTGACTCTGATACTTTACAGAGGTCGAGGATGTTAAAGCTTGAGAGGGTGTTTTTCAATTCAGCAAAAACAGATTCTCGAATAGTCGCCCCTACTTTACGGACAACCAAACACTTTCGGGGTACAGGGCTTTTAAGGTAAAGAATAACCTGTCGTTGAAATGCAAATACAGATTTTCCACTTCCAGCCCCTCCGTAGAAGAGAAGTAAGCGATTGGTATTGTTCAGAGTAGGGAGATAAACTTCATTGAAGAATCTCTTTTTGAAGACAATCTTTAGAGGTTCTGGCATTGCATCTCTCCTTTCTCGAAACTAGAAAGGTGTTTGCCTTGAGAGGGGACACAAGGTCTTCGGAGGGAGGGGGGGATAAACCTTTCTAGTTCCCAAAAAGGGAGGCGGAGGAGGTAAATCATATTGACAAAAAGACTCTTGAGGAGGGGACTCGTATATCCCTTTAAGGGTTCTCTCAATGTATATAGTGTCTGCTCGCTCGTATCGATACATCAGCCAGTTTTTAATTTATTGAGAACCCTTAAAGGAATCCACGAAAGTGGAGACCTCAGGAGGAAGGATTACTTGAGGTTGATTATCCCTAAAAGGGTTAAGTCCTCTCTTTCATCTGTATACATGATAGCACAACTCGTATATATAAGTCAAGCCTTTTGAGTAAAAAAAAATAAATTTATTTTACTGCTCGCTTACAACCTCAATAGTTTCGTCATCTTCTTCGTCGCTCTCAATGTCAACAATGATGACTTGCTCTTTCTTCTCAATTTGCTTTTCGATCAACATGCCGTATGATTTCATAAGAAGCTCCATTGCTTTCAAGACATCTTTGTTGTCGACCTTTTTGTCAATCTTGTCCCCTCGAGGAGTAATGTGTTCATCATAAGCATCCTCTCTAATGATGCTAGTAAGCCTCTGGAGGACTTCTTGCCCGTCAGCAATCATCTTATCCCTGTCGCCTGCGCCATGCCACGCGCGGTACGCTCTAGAGGTCTCTGTGCGAGCAATACGGTAAAGTGATCCTTTGGCGTATCCATACTTGAGTCTTATCTTTTCGTAGTCCATTCCTGAAGCTAGTAATTCCCTGTTGAGTACTTTGTGTTTGTCTGACATCTTAGTTAAATCTACGCCGTTAAACTCATCAGGGTCAGCAGGAAACTTTGCCCTCACTTCGTGCTTTGATATTGCCATTATGCTCATCCCTTTCTTTAAAGTCTTCTTCATAGTCTATTAACATATCGATTAAATCATGTAAGTCACAGTCTGTTAAGTTTTCCGCTCTTCGTATCTCTTGAGAGAGCTTGTACAACTGTACGCTTAACTCTATTTGTAATTTACTCATATGTGATTACTCCCGTCAGTATGGTTTCGTGCTTGGATGACAAACTGTCGAGCTTGTCTTTCTGTTACTCCTTCACCAATGAGATACGCATAAGCTCCGTATTCTCCAAAGTCACTAATAAGTTTCTGTACTTCTGAGATGTATTTGTTAAACTCCGTAGTTGTCTTAAATATCATATCCG